GCTTCTAATATAGTCAAAGCTTTTTGTCTTTGTGCCTCCGTCATATTCTCTGTAGCTCTATGCATAATAAGAATATCTTCGTTTTTATCTTCTCCGGAATACTCATCTTTTTCTCTACCTAATAAGTAATCGACTGATACATCAAAGTGATCGGCAATTTTTTGCACCTTATCAATACCTGGTTTGGTTTTCTCCCATCTTCTGATTTGTCCGTTTGAAAACCCTAAAGTTCTCTCTAATTCAGCAAAAGTTATACCTTTTGAATTGCACAAATTACGGATTCTTTGTACTAAATTCATAAATTTCTCCTATCACAGATTAACTTTTTTGCTATTATTGTTGACAATTAGCATAAAAGTTAATATACTGTATTTAAGCTTTAAATTTAGCTTATTAAACACATAACAATTATTCGTTGGGGAACGAGTATTTAAAGCCTTTATGACAGACGTTGCGAATTGTTATAGGTCTATTAAACTATGCTTAAATATTAGCATAAAAGTTATCGTTGTTCAATAGATAATTTATTTGCTTAGAAAAAATGTTATAGGAGGTGCTAATATGTCGACAACTGATTTCGGTTTGAAAGTGAGAACAGAGTTATTAAAACGTGACATGACAAACAAGCAACTTGCAGAAATGTTAGAAATTTCAAGTGCTTACTTATCAGACATTTTACGTGGACGTAGAGACGCATTTGAACAAAAGAAACGCATTGCGAGAATTTTAGAAATTAAAGAAGAGGTGAAGAGTTAATGAATGAAATTAAAACTTTCAGTAACGATATGTTTTCAATCTTAATCAAACAAGATAATGAAAATAATTTATTCGATTTGGAAACTGTCGCAAAAAGTTTGGGGTTCACTCAGTTTAAAAATGGCAAGCAATATATTCGTTGGGAAACTATCAATAAATATTTAGGTAAATATCTTTCCCAAGAAGTTGGGAAAGGTGATTTCATACCAGAAGCAATGGTTTATAAGTTGGCTTTTAAAGCAGGTAATTCAACAGCAGAAAAATTTCAAGATTGGTTAGCAATGGAAGTTTTACCTGCCATTCGAAAACACGGCATCTACGCAACGGACAATGTAATTGAACAAACATTAAAAGATCCAGACTACATTATTACAGTGTTGACTGAGTATAAGAAAGAAAAAGAGCAAAACTTACTTTTACAACAAGAAATCGGAGAACTAAAACCCAAAGCAGACTATGTAGATGAAATCTTAAAGTCAACTGGCACATTAGCCACAACTCAAATCGCGGCAGACTACGGTATATCAGCACAAAAGTTAAACAAACTACTACACGAAGCTAGACTACAACGAAAAGTAAATAAACAGTGGGTGCTTTACTCAGAACACATGGGCAAGAGTTACACAGATTCAGACACTATAACAATTGTGCGTTCTGATGGCAGAGAAGACACAGTTTTACAAACTAGATGGACACAAAAAGGCAGATTGAAAATACATGAAATCATGACTGAATTCGGTTATGAAGCTAACGTAACTGCTTAACAGGAGGGCACAGCAAATGCAAGCTCAAAACAAAAAAGTCATCTATTACTACTATGACGAAGAAGGTAATAGACGACTATTATCAATTGGTAATTTAGATACCTATTTATTAGCAGATATCAAATCAAGATTTGGTTTATATAAAAAGGCAATCCCTGATTTAGATAATCTATACATTCAAATAGATGGTATCGAATTTAAATTATATTAAATTTTTGGAAATGCAAAGGAGCATAAACAAATGAACACGTTATACAAAACAACCCTCCTCATCACAATGGCAGTTGTGACGTGGAAGGTTGTAAAGATTGAGAAAAACACAAGATTTAAACTTAGAAATTTTGATTATCCAAAAATTAATAATGCTCAGAGCAAATCATTGTTGGATATTGCTAGTCACGATCTAAAAGATATTTAACTGTATTCAAAATTTTCATATCTTGTTGAGCTTTTAAGCTTTCGTATAAAGCTATTGAATAAATAATTTCGTAAGATACGTTTTCAGGAGCATCTTCTTTCAACTTATTTATTCTATCTCTAAAAAAGTCACTGTCACCACCGAATTCTTTTTCGGCTTGATTACTAAGTTCACCAAAGAAATTTTGAAAATCATTAAATTCCATACTTATCACCTCCTTTCACTAGGAGATAACTAAATTATACACAACACAAAAATAAAAAGGAGGAATAGATATGATAAAAAATAGTTTGCAAGCTAAAGAACTTGCAGTAATTTTATCTGTTTCTAAATCCAAAGCAGGACAAATAATAAGAGAACTGAATAAAGAGCTTGAAGACGAAGGTTACATTGCGATTCGAGGCAGAATACCAGTCCAATTAGCTAGAGAAAAATTCCCTTATCACGGCTTGTCAGACGAGAGAATAATGGAGGAGTTGAAAAAAGAAAATGAGTAACATTTATAAAAGCTATCTATTAGCAGTACTGTGCTTCACAGTCTTAGCGATTGTACTTATGCCGTTTCTATACTTCACTACAGCGTGGTCAATTGCAGGATTCGCAAGCATTGGAACATTCATATACTACAAAGAATACTTTTATGAAGAATAAAAAAACTGCTACTTGCGCCAACAAGTAACAGTGACAAACGATTAACAAAATTAATTCGTGTTCAATATAAAACGAAAAACGGAGGAAGTCAAGATGTATTACGAAATAGGCGAAATCATACGCAAAAATATTCATGTTAACGGATTCGATTTTAAGCTATCCATTTTAAAAGGTCATATGGGCATATCAATACAAATTAAAGATATGAACAACATACCAATTAAACATGCTTATGTCGTAGATGAGAATGACTTAGATATGGCATCAGACTTATTTAACCAAGCAATAGATGAATGGATTGAAGAACACACAGACGAACAGGACAGACTAATTAACTTAGTCATGAAATGGTAGGAGGTATGAAAAGTGAATGATTTACAAGAGAGAGAATTAGAAACATTCGAACAAGACGACCGATTCAAAGTAACTGATCTAGACAGTGCTAACTGGGTTTTTAAGAAACTGGATGCAATCACAACTAAAGAGAATGAAATCAACGATTTAGCAAATAAAGAAATTGAACGCATAAACGAATGGAAAGATAAAGAAGTAGAAAAATTACAGAGTGGCAAAGAATATTTACAAAGCCTTGTAATTGAATATTACAGAATACAAAAAGAACAAGATAGCAAATTCAAGTTGAATACACCTTACGGAAAAGTGACAGCCAGAAAAGGTTCAAAAGTCATTCAAGTTAGCAATGAGCAAGAAGTCATTAAACAACTTGAGCAACGAGGTTTTGACAACTATGTAAAAGTAACTAAAAAACTTAGCCAATCAGACATTAAGAAAGATTTCAATGTAACTGAAAACGGCACATTGATTGACGCAAACGGCGAAGTTTTAGAGGGTGCTAGCATTGTGGAGAAACCAACGTCATACACGGTAAAGGTGGGAGAATAGATGACTGAAAAAACTAATCAAGATGTCGATATTTTAACGCAACTAGGTGTAAAAGACATCAGCAAACAAAATGCAAACAAGTTTTATAAATTTGCGATATACGGCAAGTTCGGTACTGGTAAAACTACGTTTTTAACAAAAGATAACAATGCCTTAGTACTAGATATAAATGAGGACGGAACAACGGTAACAGAAGATGGGGCAGTTGTGCAGATTAAGAATTATAAGCATTTTAGTGCAGTGATTAAAATGCTGCCTAAAATTATTGAACAACTAAGAGAAAACGGAAAACAAATTGATGTTGTAGTGATTGAAACAATCCAAAAGTTACGTGATATCACTATGGACGACATCATGGACGGTAAATCAAAGAAACCGACATTTAATGATTGGGGCGAGTGTGCTACACGCATTGTAAGTATTTATCGTTATATTTCTAAATTACAAGAACATTATCAATTTCATCTTGCTATAAGCGGACACGAGGGCATTAACAAAGACAAAGATGATGAGGGAAGTACTATCAATCCAACAATCACGATAGAGGCACAAGACCAAATAAAAAAAGCAGTCATCAGTCAATCTGACGTGTTAGCAAGAATGACAATAGAAGAACATGAGCAAGACGGCGAAAAAACTTATCAATATGTACTTAACGCTGAACCATCAAATTTATTCGAGACAAAGATAAGACACTCAAGCAACATCAAAATTAACAACAAACGTTTCATTAATCCAAGTATTAACGATGTTGTACAAGCAATTAGAAATGGTAATTAAAAATTAATTAAAAGGACGGTATAAAAATTATGAAAATCACTGGTAGAACACAATACATTCAAGAAACTAATCAAGAGGCATTCATGAAAGGTGGGGACTTTTTAGGAGCTGGAGAATTTACAGTAAAAGTTGCAAATGTCGAGTTTAACGACAGAGAAAACAGATACTTCACGATTGTTTTTGAAAACAACGAAGGTAAACAATACAAACACAACCAATTCGTCCCACCATTCCAACAAGATTATCAAGAAAAACAATATATCGAGTTACTTAGTAGATTAGGAATTAAATTGAACTTACCAGATTTAACTTTTGACACAGATCAATTAATTAACAAAATCGGAACTATTGTACTTAAAAATAAATTTAACGAGGAACAAGGCAAGTATTTTGTAAGACTCTCATATGTAAAAGTTTGGAATAAAGACGATGAAGTAGTTAATAAACCAGAACCTAAAACTGATGAGATGAAACAAAAAGAACAGCAAGCAAATGGTAAACAGACACCTATGAGTCAACAATCAAACCCATTCGCTAATGCTAATGGTCCAATAGAAATCAATGATGATGATTTACCGTTCTAGGACGTGGTTTAAATGCAATACATTACAAGATACCAGAAAGACAATGACGGTACTTATTCCGTGGTTGCTACTGGTGTTGAACTTGAACAAAGTCACATTGATTTACTAGAAAACGGATATCCGCTAAAAGCAGAAGTAGAGGTTCCGGACAATAAAAAACTATCTATAGAACAACGCAAAAAAATATTCGCAATGTGTAGAGATATAGAACTTCACTGGGGCGAACCAGTAGAATCAACTAGAAAATTATTACAAACAGAATTGGAAATTATGAAAGGTTATGAAGAAATCAGTCTGCGCGACTGTTCTATGAAAGTTGCAAGGGAGTTAATAGAACTGATTATAGCGTTTATGTTTCATCATCAAATACCTATGAGCATAGAAACAAGCAAGTTGTTAAGCGAAGATAAAGCGTTATTATATTGGGCTACAATCAACCGCAACTGTGTAATATGCGGAAAGCCTCACGCAGACCTGGCACATTATGAAGCAGTCGGCAGAGGTATGAACAGAAACAAGATGAATCACTACGACAAACATGTATTAGCGTTATGTCGCGAACATCACAACGAGCAACATGCGATTGGCGTTAAGTCGTTTGATGATAAATATCACTTGCATGACTCATGGCTAAAAGTTGATGAGAGGCTCAACAAAATGCTGAAAGGAGGAGAATAATGGTTAAATCGATATTTTTACAAGATGGAGAAGAAATTTTTGTTGATGATGAAGATTATGAGAGGGTTAATCAATATATTTGGACAAAATCTTATGTAGATAACGTTAGAAGAATTCACACAAAGACACTCAACGTTAGCTTAAGTGGATTTGTATTAGAAAATGGTTTTCAAAAAATAAAAAATAATGATTTTACCAAAAACAACATCACTTCAATTGGTTATCAACAACGATGGGCAAGGCCTACAAGAAATACTTCGAGTATCTATAAAGGTGTTTATTTAAATCGAAAAACAAAAAAATGGTCTGCTGTAATAAAAATTGATAGCAAATCTAAATATTTAGGTAGTTTTGTTGATGAATGGGAGGCAGCTAAAGCATACAACAGCGCAGTAGATAAATATTGGGACGGACAAGGTTATAAGAATCATAAAAATCAAAATGATTCTATATTTGAATATGAATACAAAACTTACAAAGACCAAAAACGTCGTAGAAGAGGAAAAAGTAAGTTCAAAGGAGTCTATTTAACTCAAAGTGGTTATGTAGCGCAAATAACTTATAAAAGAAAGACATATCATATTGGATGGTCAAAAAATATTTATGAGACTGCTCTCATGTTTAATAAAATTAATTTTTATTTACATGGTTCAGACGTAATCCTTAATGACGTACCTATGACAGATGAACTTAAAGAATTCATAAATAACTGGGAAGTACCGGACAAAATAAAAGCACTGAAAGAAGGTGCTGAGAATGACTGAACAACCAAGTTACTACTCAATAATAACGGCAAATGTCAGATATGATAATCGACTTACTGATAGTGAAAAATTACTTTTTGCAGAAATAACGTCTTTAAGTAATAAGTATGGATACTGCACAGCAAGTAATGGTTACTTTGCAACTTTATACAACGTCGTTAAAGAAACTATATCTCGTAGAATTTCGAACCTTATCAAATTTGGTTATCTAAAAATCGAAATTATCAAAGAAGGTAATGAAGTTAAACAAAGGAAGATGTACCCCTTGACGCAATCGTCAATGCCTATTGACGCAAAAATCAATACCCCTATTGATAATTCTGTCAATACCCCTATTGACGCAAATGTCAAAGAGAATAATACAAGTATTAATAATACAAGTAATAACAATATAAATAGAATAGATATATTGTCGGGCAACCCGACAGCATCTTCTATACCCTATAAAGAAATTATCGATTACTTAAACAAAAAAGCGGGCAAGCATTTTAAACACAATACAGCTAAAACAAAAGATTTTATTAAAGCAAGATGGAATCAAGATTTTAGGTTGGAGGATTTTAAAAAGGTGATTGATATCAAAACAGCTGAGTGGCTAAACACGGATAGCGATAAATACCTTAGACCAGAAACACTTTTTGGTAATAAATTTGAGGGATACCTCAATCAAAAAGCAGAACCAACTGGCATAGATCAATTGGAACGTATGAAGTACGACGAAAGTTATTGGGATTAGGGGGGATATTATGAAACCACTATTCAGTGAAAAGATAAACGAAAGTTTGAAAAAATATCAACCTACTCATGTCGAAAAAGGATTGAAATGTGAGAGATGTGGAAGTGAATACGACTTATATAAGTTCGCTCCTACTAAAAAACACCCGGATGGTTACGAGTATAAAGACGGTTGCAAATGTGAAATCTATGAGGAATATAAGCGAAACAAGCAACGGAAGATAAACAACATATTCAATCAATCAAACGTTAATCCGTCTTTAAGAGATGCAACAGTAAACAACTACAAGCCACAAAATGAAAAACAAGTACACGCTAAACAATCAGCAATAGAGTATGTACAGGGTTTCTCAACAAAAGAACCAAAATCATTAATATTTCAAGGTTCATATGGAACTGGTAAAAGCCACCTAGCATACGCTATCGCAAAAGCAGTTAAAGCTAAAGGGCATACAGTTGCTTTTATGCATATACCAATGTTGATGGATCGTATCAAAGCGACATACAACAAAAATGCAGTAGAGACTACAGACGAACTAGTCAAATTACTTAGTGAGATTGATTTACTTGTACTAGATGATATGGGTGTAGAAAACACAGAACACACTATAAATAAACTTTTCAGCATTGTTGATAACAGAGTAGGTAAAAACAACATCTTTACAACTAACTTTAGTGATAAAGAACTAAATCAAAATATGAACTGGCAACGTATAAATTCGAGAATGAAAAAAAGAGCAAGAAAAGTAAGAGTAATCGGAGACGATTTCAGGGAGCGAGATGCGTGGTAATCACAAAACAAAATATAAAAGAAATATTACATTGTAGAGATGTATATGCTCAAAAGATGATTGATTTTGCAAACGGAGACCAAGAGAAACTTAAAAAACTTATTGATGATAAGTTGAAAGAAAAAGAAGAAAGACCCGCAATCGTCGAATATTAAGGAGTGTTAAAAATGCCGAAAGAAAAATATTACTTATACCGAGAAGATGGCACGGAAGATATTAAGGTCATCAAGTATAAAGACAACGTAAATGAAGTTTATTCGCTCACAGGAGACCATTTCAGCGACGAAAAGAAAATTATGACTGATAGTGACCTGAAACGCTTCAAAGGCGCTCACGGGCTTTTATATGAGCAAGAACTAGGATTACAAGCAACGATATTTGATATTTAGAGGTGGCACAATGAGTAAATACAACGCTAAGAAAGTTGAGTACAAAGGAATTGTATTTGATAGCAAAGTAGAGTGTGAATATTACCAATATTTAGAAAGTAATATGAATGGCACTAACTATGATCGTATCGAACTACAACCGAAATTTGAATTACAACCTAAATTCGGGAAACAAAGACCGATTACGTATATAGCCGATTTCTCTTTGTGGAAGGAAGGGAAACTGGTTGAAGTTATAGACGTTAAAGGTAAGGCGACTGAAGTTGCCAACATCAAAGCGAAGATATTCAGATATCAGTATAGAGATGTGAATTTAACGTGGATATGTAAAGCGCCTAAATACACAGGTCAAGAATGGATGGTATATGAGGACTTAGTGAAAGTCAGACGTAAAAGAAAAAGAGAAATGAAGTGATCTAATGCAACAACAAGCATATATAAACGCAACGATTGATATAAGAATACCTACAGAAGTTGAATATCAGCATTACGATGATGTGGATAAAGAAAAAGATACGCTGGCAAAGCGCTTAGATGACAATCCGGACGAATTACTAAAGTATGACAACATAACAATAAGACATGCATATATAGAGGTGGAATAAATGAAGTTGAACGAAGTATTCGCAACTAATTTAAGGGTAATCATGGCTAGAGATAACGTAAGTGTCCAAGATTTGCACAATGAAACTGGCGTATCAAGATCAACTATTAGTGGATATAAAAACGGAAAAGCTGAGATGGTTAACTTAAATGTATTAGATAAATTGGCAGATGCTCTAGGTGTTAATGTAAGTGAACTATTTACTAGAAATCACAACACGCACAAATTAGAGGATTGGATTAAAAAAGTAAATGTATAGAGGTGGAATAAATGAGTATCGTAAAGATTAACGGTAAACCATATAAATTTACCGAACATGAAAATGAATTGATAAAAAAGAACGGTTTAACTCCAGGAATGGTTGCAAAAAGAGTACGAGGTGGCTGGGCGTTGTTAGAAGCCTTACATGCACCTTATGGTATGCGCTTAGCTGAATATAAAGAAATTGTGTTATCCAAAATCATGGAGCGAGAGAGCAAAGAGCGTGAAATGTCTAGGCAACGACGTAAAGAGGCTGAACTACGTAAGAAGAAGCCACATTTGTTTAATGTACCACAGAAACATTCACGTGATCCGTACTGGTTTGATAATACTTATAACCAAATGTTTAAGAAATGGCAGGAAGCATAAATGCCTAAAACCGATAGCGCATGTAAAGAATACTTAAACCAATTTTTCGGATCTAAGAGATATCTTTATCAGGATAACGAGCGAGTGGCTCA